GAATCATTGACGGTGCAAACGACCCCATGTCTAAATTTTGCATGTTGCGCCCAGCGTTTTGTGCGCCAGTTTGTACTCCTTGTTGCTGTCCAATCATGCCGGACAACATCTGCTGTCTTGCCAGAGTACCTGCGTCAGCCTGTTGTGCTACGTTTAACTTGTTCTGTAAATCTTTATCAAACGTCTGATAGCCAGTAGTTGCCATCGCCTTTTGCAGATTAGTGTTTATATCGTTCATTCCTTGAGCGGTTGCTACACCATGCCTGGAACCGCCAGACATACCAGACGCTGCTGCCCGAGCATCAAGATTGCCCAACATGTTTTGTTGCGCCCGGTTAGCGTCGGTTATATAGCTGGCCTTCATTGCGTCGGCGTAATTATTGCCATTACCGCCCATAATCTGCCCGTATATCTGGCTAGTAGCAGACGGGTTGTTCATTGACTGTTGGAGCGACTGTTGAAGGGCTTTTTGATTGCCCATGTCTTGGTAGACACCGCCCTTTAAGTCGTTCTGGTAATTGCTCATAGCCCCCTGATTGACTTTACTCACGTAGTCATTCACACCGGGCATCTGGCCGTTCGTCGCCGCATTGGTGATTCCAAATTGGTTTTGTGCCTGATTATATAACCTAGTCAGCGCATCCCTCTGGAATGCCGGAATATCCTGGCTAAATTGACTTTGTGAATTGCCTTGGCTATGGCCGCTTTGTCCGCTCATTGCTCTACTCCTAAATTAAATCGTATTGTTTCTGAAACTGGCTCCCACCCTTCCGGCAAGGCTTTTAACCAGCCCCTTCGAACAGAAATGCCCCGCAATTCTGTGCAATTAAAATCCTTTGCCAACGCTTTGGCAACTTCCAGGGAATCAACCAACCACTCATCCATAAAATCGCCGCCGGTAATGGGAATATAAAACGCTCGTAGTCCGCTATCAAATTCGACAATATCTCCGGTATTGACCGCAACTATTTTATCATCCTTGCAGATAGCGACAAGCAATGTAGTTCCGGCTTTCGCTCTGCGCTTTACGCCTTCGCAAGATAATTCGCCGTGTGAACAGTCTACAACCCGTTGTAATATTGGTTCAATGTCCTTCCACAACACATCCACCAGATAAGGCGGAACCATGGCAAAGATAAAGCCACTTGTTAATTTCATAAATATCCTATGCGTTGACAGAGTTTAAAATAGTGAATCGTATTGTAACCGCTTCCGCAATAGCGCCAGCAGTTAGATTTCTTAATGTGATAGTACACGATCCTGCGGCAACTGCATCAAGCCCTAGACAATACGCTCCATTGGTGCCACCGACTATATTCAAAATCATATTATCCGTTGCGGCCAAAACGCTATTAGTTAAGACAAAAGACACCGCCGTATTAGCTGCTAGTGAGGCGGCATGAGTCGTAATCGTTCCGCACATCTTAGACAAGGTGACACCTGTAGCCTTGGATGTTATCTGAGTAACTGTTCCACCGGCTCCCGTCGTGTAGCCTATGCCACCCGTAGCACTTGAACTATTGATTGCATTGGTGCACGTTATTTTCCCGTTAAAATAATTATCAGCTGTACCTCCAGCATAAAAATTATATTGCCCGGTTGCTGCTGCTATATTCCCATAAAACCCATAGTTATTCGTTGCCCCCGTCAAATTATTTTGTGCATAAAAACCATATTGATTTGTAACTGTTGACCCTGCACCGATTGTTCCTTGGCTAGCGATAAAATGAGTTACGGCGCCACAAGTGAATGATGCTGCTGCCGTACCAAGGATGGTTCCATATCCAGTAGCAAAATTTGTAACATCGGATTGAATGGTAGCTGGTAAATGTACGCCTCGTGCCGCGGTAGAACCAGTAAGGTTTCCGAGGGTGATAAGAGTGCCGTTAACTGCTGTCGCTTCTACTCCTAAACTACCCGTTAAACTTAAAAATCCGGTTCCTGTTAAGGTCGCTGATAATGTTGTTCCTCCAAACCATTTAAAACTACGGGACGAAGTGGGGACAGAACTCCAAAATACATTAGTATTAATACCTAGAGCATAATCAGTGTTAGACGCGTCCAGTAGTGGATACAGACATATTTTTGTACCTACGCTTCTTGTGGTAAAAGTAGGATCACCAATACCAACATTATTGAAATCAATTCTATTGCCAATCAACCCATTTAAATATAGCTGACCATCACCGGTTTTGATACTGTTCGAGCCTATGATTACCAATTTTTTTAAAGCAAGCATTGCCAAACCGCCGACTACGTAGTCAGCAATACGACCAATTCTAGCTATTTGTCTAACTAAATACTCTCGTAATTCTTTCGGTGTGCTGGACGGCGGCTGCTCTATTGACATCATCTAACCCCGTTTAGCGTGTACTCTATATCCAAACCTGTAAGTGTAAATGGTGTTGCACCGTCAGAAAATACCCGCCATGCCAATAATGATCCCGTTGCTCGTTGCTCAACTTTGCGCATCGTGGACGGTGTAAATAAAGATGCCGTCTGCCATCTAACCGGATAACCCGCAAAATCTTGAGCACCCAGCTGTATCCACACACTGCCCGTGCTGGTTATGTTGGGATAGACGCTTGTCGTCGTAAATACCTGCATCTGATCATTAACAATAATGCCCTCGCGCTCGGCAATAGTGCCCTGTATGTTGGTTACATCGTAAATTTCCAGACTATACAAATCCCCTGAGGTATTGGCTGCCACGATTGTATTAGTAGATGACGCTGATAGATCACTTCCCCAAGGGGTTCCTATACTGTCCCAAGTATCGGCTACGGTCGTCCAGGATATTTGCGCGGTTAGCTGTGGACCAAATGTTGCGTAAGGTCGTTGTATTAGCGTTCGTTGCGTTAGTGTATTAAATTCGTAATTTAAAACAATAGCTTTTGATGGGTAAGTATTCCCTATTTCTGGGTAACAAAACCAGATTTCTTTAGTTAACAAATTTGAACAGACAAAGGAGTTCGCATATTTTGTTGGACTCATCGTTGCGACAAAGTTGTCTTTTATGCGATTTGATAAAATTGATGTGACACTATTTCCATCATTAGCCATTATGTCTCCAACAGACATAAAATAATGCACGCCGTTTACCTCTATGACACAATTTACCGCCAATAATCCGTGACTTGTCGTTAATGTTCGAGACGACCATATAAATTCGCCGCCTACATAGTCCAATACGGTAATAGCAGTCCGTGAGTAGATAACAAAAGCATCCCTTAAAGTCATGCCATCAATAATATCCCCACCTACACCGATAGACGCTTTACCGGCTATGGCGGCCAAATCCGTTTCATCCCAGGTATAGGGCAAACCGTTCACATCCGCCGGGTGTGACCAACGATAACTGGTAGGATAGACGGTTGCGCCTTCGGTTAAGTTTAAGGCAAATAGAAAATTATTATGCGACCGAATAACTTTTGCATGATAGGTAAGAAATTTCCAGGTGTTACCCGCATTAAAATTTAACGGCTGTAAAACTTGTGTAGTTTGCTGCGGAGACCAGTAAGAAGGCCAGACTTGAGGATTGTTAACAATAGGGATATTTCCGATCATGCAATGAGTCCATAACAACTCTTGGTCGGTTCCTATGGCTGCCGCATAACCGCCCGTATCGGTTATATTAGACCACGCAGACCCGTTATAAACAGCCGCTAACGTGCGGGCCATTGTTATATAAAAGCTGGTGTTTGGCGCCCAAAAAACATGACCGCAAGCTTGCGTTATGGTTTGCGTTACGGTCAGTTTGTCATTATAAGCAGAGACTATTTTATCGTTGACGACCTTATAATTCTCGCCGTAGGAAATGGCCTCTAGCGGTAAAACTGTAGGGTCACGATCACTTACTACGCCAGAATGCCCAAGGTTATGAATTTGTAAGAGCACTTATATTACCTCGTTGGCTAATCATTGAGATAAGTGCGGCATCTTGGCGCTTGATAGTTTCCTCGCGCAAGGATGTCACCGCTTCATTCGTTCCCCGTCCAACATTGGCAACCTCCACGTGCATTAACGGCAACCATGCGATGGCACATTGAGCCTCGTCAATCATATCGCCGGTCTGAGGGTTCTTTCCCGCCAGTGTGATGTACCACGCGCATTGATGGATTTTGCCGTCTTTTACTTCTTTGCACGTTGACCCAAGCGGGCACGTAATGACGGTCTCGATCATGTCTTTGTGCCTACACAAAAGCTCATGTACTTTGGTGCCCAGTTAGCCGCCCCTGCTGGTACTGCGTTTGTTCCTGCCGGTGTACCGGCTGAAATGGCATTAACGACTACTGTCGCACTTGCTGTGTTTGATTCGTAGCCGAGAAATGACCCGGCACTAACAGTAGTAGTGTTAGACGTTGCGCCTAAAATCAAGTAAGACGTACCTAACGGCGCATGATCATGAGCAACTGTGGTGTGATTGTGCGTGCCCATAGCCGTACCCGTAAATACATGAGTATGGCTTGTTACAACACTGTTTAAAATTGGACTGTGTCCAGAACCAGCGCCGCTCGTTCCGCCTGTGGTGGCAGACGTTACAACTCGCATCATTGAGTCATTTTGTATTGCTGTCGCTGTCCAACCTACAGGGGGCGCTGCTTGGTAAAATGGCATTTTAGTCCCGCTTGGTATAGAACCGGCAATAAGTCCAGACAGTTGGTTAATTTCCGCCTCTGTCGCAGTTATCGGCACACTGAAACCGGTGCCACCTGCTCCTGGAAATTGCGCCTTTAAAACAGACTTGAGCAATCGTAAATGATCATCACCTTGTGATACAGCGTCTATTGCCGTTGGGTTCGCGGATACTAAGCCGCTTATTGTGCTTGTGGTTTCTAATGCCATTATCCTGCCCTCATAATTAATGGCGGCCCTGAATATACCAACTGGTCATCAGCGAAAGTTATTTCAGATACCGCTTGCACAAATCTGGCGTTCCATGCTTCTGCTGCTACGCCATCTTTCATAAAACTATTAATTTCTGTCATCAATCCAAATACATAAACATCCGGATGATTAGTCGCTATCCAGTTATCTGTATTTATTACTCCCAAAGGTAAGACCTTGCCGTAATATACGATCTCAAGAATGTTTGTGTCATCAATTACCGGCTGAATTACTAGCTGATTAGCAATTATGTTATAAAACCTTTTTAACCATGAGGTATTGTTACTGGCTGACGTTGCATTATTCATCTGCTCTGGATTAATCAGTAACAATGTAGTTCGCTTTGTAATATCCGCCACTGTTATTATCGATATATCCTGCAACGCCGAAAAGTCCGCTGGTAAAGAGTATCTTCCATCGGTTGGGTTTGGTGCGGGAAATTGATAACGGATTGACAGATTCTCAATGGTCATCAAGCGATTCATCCGTGCTTCTACGATACGTAGGAAATTATCCATATTCGCCACAACCGCCGTGCTATCCTGCCGATCAGAGTATGCCAAGGCCGTATTTTTTATTTCAGTGTAGTTCATTACGGAGCCCAATTTGCAATTATGGTGTATCCAGTAGGCACTGTCGCAGCTGGGGCCGGTGACTGACTAACGCACAACCCTACGGTAACATTACCCGTTGCGTTTAAACCCAATGTGACTGCCGCTGCTGCGGATAACGCCGCCGCGTAGGATAGCCCGGTTACTGTCGGCACTGTTTTATTTGCCACCGCTTTTCCCAATCCTACAGTTTGTAGGTTGCCATGGTCAGGATTGCCACCTTTACCCATAACTACACCGTTTCGAGCAGTAACTAATACTGTACTCATGATTACGGCCTAGTTATAGCTACCACGACTGACGACGCATCAACAAACAGTGCACCTGCTGACGAGCCAAAAGTAACAGTAATTGCCTCGTAGGTTGTGATAACCTGCGACACCGTGACATAAACGGCAAAATTGGTTTCGTCAGCGGGATTAATGATCCTGATAGACGTGCCTACCGGTAAATCGGCCATTGTGGGGTTTAGTGTTACACCGGTTAGTTGCAATAATGCCAACTTCACGATGGTAACGGAGGCAAGCACGGCGTTGTTAAAAGCGATTCCACCAGTTGCCGGGGCAGTTGCTGTTGTTGTGGTGCTAAAAGTTGCGGTAAATCGTTGTATGGGGCGCTCGATATCAGACTTATTCCAGCCGTCAATCCAGGCAAAATGTGACTCAAAGTCAGTTGTAATACTGTGGGGATTAGTTGTTATTGCCGCGCCGCGATCTTTTGCGTATTGGCCGTCTTTGTAACAGCCGTTCAAGCCGGGATTGCGTCTATATAGTTTCATGGTGATAATCCTTCAAAATATTTTTGAGTGGGAGCCTGTACTAGACAGGATTTGCCTTCTGTTGTTTGTAAGTATCGCATCATTTCCAAATCAGCGCGGGTTTTATCTTTGCTGTTTAAATCAAAGCCATTCCGTAGGGCTCTATCGTACATGATAATCGGGATACTTGCCATCAATCGACCAAATGCTTCACCGCTTTGCGCGCCCAGGTCATGTATTGCGCCTGGGTTCTTTCTGAGCTCAGCATTACGATCCAGAATTAGATTCTCAGTCGGCTGCGTTGCGACGTGTGTCGCCGTATTATCGCCATGATGATAATGTAATTTGCTTTTTATTACCTCATCCATGCTGTTTCCTCCTGCTCGATTGATTTTGCCTTAATCTATCAGATTGTTGTTGTCGTTGTTTGTTCATCGTTCCCCCTAAAAAAAGAGGGCGTTGCCGCCCTCTAAATTTCGATTATGTTAACAAGGTTTTGGCATTGGCATCTTTCCTTTACCTTTTGGCTTACTCTTTGACTTAGCCATTATGCGACCACTGCGGTTAATGCCAAGCAATCACCAATGATTGCGTGAGATTTTTCAGTGTTGCATATTAACGTCCAATCAACTGACATTTGACGGTTTTCAGCAAGACCTGTTTTCGCCAGCTCTTCCGTTCTGTAGCCTTTCAAGTATGAAATGGCCAAGTAAGAAGGGTCAATAATAAAAACATCAGCTGCGGTTGTTGAGATGACAGAAGCATATTCAACCACCGTATTACTGCCACCCAAGTACGCTTTTTGTAAGCGGTTGGAGGTCAATTTTAAGGTTCCAAAATCGGTAACAAACACATTGACAGAACCAAGAGCGGTAGCCGCCTCTTTCGTTTTGCCTTGGTCAGACATGAGCGTCGCCACCCTAGCAGAACTTGAGAACAGATACTCTGAAAACCGACGCACAAGATGAGGGATAGTCATCATTACCGATGGATCACCACCATTCACATACACAGATTGAACTGCATCTCTAACCAATGTTTCGGTTAATCCGCGAGCTGTACCCGGTGTTCTAGCCAAAGTCACGCCAGATGTTTGGAAACCACCTGACGCACCCGCACCCGCACCGTTGGACGCATTAGTTGCTAACCAAGTAGGTAAACCTCCTGATTGACCAGCCGCCGACCCCGTATCCGCCAATGATGCTTGGTTATATAACATCGTTGTCTCTACGTCACGACGTAAAGCTTGTTGTCGTCTCATAATCTGGTACGACAACTCTCTTGTACGTCCAATAGTATCCGAGGCATCTGCCCGGAAAGATGTTCTTACCACCTTTTGAGAAATTTGGTGATGGTTTCCGACTCTCAAACCCAGCACCGTATTATTGCCTGACGCGTCCGCCCCGTCGATGACCTTGTTCGTCACCACCGAGGTCTCTAACGTATCTGTTGTCCACTCTTTGTAAGCATTTT